GAAGTATGGCACGGTTACGGCTTGTAACCCGCCAACACGTTTTTGGCTGATGACAGTATCGCCCGCCGCTTGTTCGCTTGGTTTTGATTGGTTGATAAGCGGGAAGTATTTGTCCGCTAATAAATCGCTACCCATAATCGCCACAAGTTTTGTGTCGTCACGGTATTGGTCAGGGATGAAATCTTCTTTTAATGCAAAGACTAATGCATCAAGATTTTTATATTCTTTACCTTCACCGATTTCGATTTTGCCTGTGCCGCTTTTCGCTTCTTTCATGACGCGTGCGGTTGCTTTATCTTCGATTTGTTTCAACCAACCTTTGTTCACATCTTGCAATAATGGATTTGATGTGCGGTTGGTTGTTGCTGCCACGCTTGTGCCGTTCCAGCCGATCATGATACGGTCTAAGGCAATGCGTTCTGCTTTAAGTTTGCCAACACGTGCCGCAAAGTCAGGGAATTTCGCCCAACTGTCTAACGTTGCATAGTTTAAATGCGTGTCAAAGTTGGTTTGTTCGCAAGAATATAAGTTTTCTTGCAAGCTGTGAATGTCCGTTGTTTCACGTGCTTTGGTGTTGGTATCGGTACGGCTTGCAACTGGTGAAAGTACGCCTAAACGCAATGCAGAACCTTTCATGTCTTGCACCATCACAACGTTGATGCGTTTTAAGAAATCGGAGCTTTCAAGCACTGCATTTTCAAGCTTTTGTTGAATTGTTGGTTCGACGGTAAATTGCCCGCCATTTGCAACAAATGCCACATCTTCGCCGTTATCTTGTGCAACGCCTGCAATGTAAGCTTGGAATTTTTGTTGGGTAAATTTATTCATTTGGTTTTTTCCTAAGATAAATTAAAAGAAGCGGCCGTCAGTTTCAGGTTCTTCACCATAAACTAATGGGCGTGAATTTTCGGCTTGTGCCGGCTTTTGTTTGAGTTCTTCAAACGTTGCATGGATTTCGGCATTGCCCGCTTTCATTTCTTCAATGGAGCTTTGTTGATTTGCAAAATCGCCTTGAAGTGCGGTCAATTTTTCCAAAATGTCTTTTTGTTGCTCGGCTAAAAGCTCAATGGCACTGGATTGATCTGAAAAGCGTTCATCATCCGATTTTTCTTTTTTCGCAAATAACGCTTTGATTTTTTCTAACACAGATGGGCTTTTTTCTGCTTCTTCAACAAATTCCAATTCCGTTTCAACGGCAGCGGTGAAAATGTTTTCCGCTTTTAATTTGCGGGCATTTAAACCATTGTGCGAGAAACTTAACATTTCTGTGCCTAAGCTTGCCGGATTATCTGTCACGGCTAAACCGACCAAGTATGCCTTGCCGGTGTCTGCAAAATTGGTGTCAATTTCAACTGATGTGTAAACTTTTTGACCTTCTTTATTTAAGGCTATGAGTGCATCAGTTGGTTGAAGTTCGGCTAAAAGCTGTAACTTGCCATCTTCACGTTCTTCTGCTTTCACGGCCAAGACATCACCAAAGCAGTGAGCATTGGCAAGTTCAGGGAGATAGATAGAGAATTTGATGTGATCAAGATTGATGCGTGCGCCGTAGATGTTTTTTGGATCGTAACTTTCGGCCATTTCTTCAATCCAGTTGCGCTGAATTGTGCGGCCGTCAGTTGTTGCCCCTTCTGTTGCGACAACTACCCATTTAGATTTTTTTGCCATTGGTTGTCCTTTCTGTGGTTGGTTTGGCTCAAAGATTGCCATTATTCTGAAAGGTTTAATTTTTACGGTCTATGGGTTGTGTTTGTTGCTTTCCTGTTCACAGGTGAGCTGTAAAGACTAACGGCAGCCCCCTTTCTATTATGCGGTTGTAAATTGAAAGGATTATGAATGGACGAACAAGTTATCAATCAAGCTTCGCCCGATGTGACGGCGGAAATAAAACGAAAAGCACAACAGATGTATTTTAGCGGTTATAAAATCGCTGAAATTGCTCGTCAGCTTGATATTGCCGCGTCCACGATTTCCAGTTGGAAAGATCGCGAAAAATGGGATGATGTCGCCCCCGTTGGGCGTGTTGAATTAGCCCTTGAAACACGATTGAATTTGCTGATTGCGAAAGAAGAAAAAAGCGGGGCAGACTATAAAGAAATTGATTTACTCGGTCGCCAAATGGAACGCATGGCGAGAGTGAAAAAATATTCTTTCGGCGATGGTAATGAAGTGGATTTAAATCCGAAACTTGCCAATCGAAACAAAGGCGAACGGAAGAAAGCAGAACAAAATGCCATTGCTCAGGAACAAGAAGAATTACTGATTAATGGCTTTCTTGATGGGATGTTTAATTATCAGCGTGTTTGGCATAAAGCAAAAGAAAACCGCATCAGAAATATTTTAAAAAGCCGACAAATCGGGGCGACTTACTATTTCGCCCATGAAGCCTTTATTGATGCATTGACCACCGGACACAATCAAATCTTTTTGTCTGCCAGTAAAAAACAAGCCCTGCAGTTTCGCTCTTACATTGTGAACTATGCCAAGCAAACGGCAGACGTGGACTTAAAAGGCGAAACCATCAAATTGCCAAATGGGGCAGAATTGATTTTTCTTGGCACGAACTCCGCCACAGCTCAATCGTATCATGGCAACTTATATTTTGATGAAGTGTTTTGGGTGCCAAAGTTTGATGTGATGCGTAAAGTGGCATCAGGTATGGCGGCGCAAAAAATGTATCGCCAAACGTATTTTTCAACGCCAACCACGATTGCACATCCCGCTTATGCGTTTTTCTCTGGAAAAGCATTTAATAAAAATCGGGCCAAGGCGGACAAAGTTGAAATTGACATTTCGCACGAGAATTTAAAAAGCGGAAAACTTTGTGCCGACCGACAATGGAAGCAGATTGTTAGCATTTATGATGCGATGGAAGGCGGGTGCAACCTATTCAATATTGACGACCTGATCGCAGAAAACAGCAAAGAAGAATTTGAACAGTTGTTTTTATGCCAGTTTGCGGATGATAACACGTCGGCATTTAAATTCGCTGACCTTCAACTTTGCCAAGTGGATAGTCTGGAAGAATGGCATGATTACAAGCCTTTTTATCAACGTCCATTTGGTAATCGTGAAGTGTGGTTAGGTTATGATCCCGCCTTTACTGGCGACCGTGCAGCGTTGGCGATTATTGCCCCGCCTAAAGTTGAAGGCGGTGATTATCGAGTTTTGCATTGGCAAACATTTCACGGCATGGATTATGAAGCACAAGCGAGCAGAATAAAAAGTTTCTGTGATGATTACAATGTCACCCGCATTGTGATTGATAAAACGGGGATGGGTTCTGGCGTATTCCAAGAAGTTAAAAAATTCTATCCCATGGCAATCGGTCTTAATTACAACGCCGATTTAAAAAATGAGATGGTATTAAAAACGCAAAACTTAATTCAGAAACGTCGCCTTAAATTTGATGGTAACGAAATCATCACCAGTTTTATGACAGTTAAAAAACGTATTACTGGAACAGGGAAGATTACTTATGTTTCTGACCGTTCAGAAGATGCAAGCCACGGCGACTTATCATGGGCAATTATGAACTGCATTTTAAATGTGCCTTATGGTTTAAACGGCGATGTGTCAAGTAACCAATCAACTATTTTCACTTTTGAATAGGATTACCAAATGAGTAAAAAATCAAAAAAATCAACCGCACTTTCTACGGGGAATCAATCACAGGCGTTTAGCTTTGGTGAGCCTATTCCCGTGCTAGACCGTGCAGAAGTCTTGAATTATTTCGAAAGCGTGTTGATGTATGAGAAATATTACAACCCGCCGATTAATTTAAGTTATCTTGCCAAAGCCTTAAATGCATCAGCACATCATAACAGTGCGATCACGGTTAAGAAAAATATTTTACTTTCTACCTGTAAAACAACCGCACTTTTACCACGCACACAGTTAGAAAAACTGGTGCAAGATTATTTAGTGTTTGGTAATGCTTACCTTGAAAAAGTTGAAAACACGTTCGGCAAAGTGATTGCGTTGAAATCGCCCCTTGCAAAATATATGCGTGTTGGTGTGAAGAAAGGTATTTTTTATCAGATTGTGAATGGCTTTGATGAATACGAATTCCCGAAAGATGCAGTGTTTAATCTGATCAATCCTGATGTGAATCAAGAGATTTATGGCGTGCCTGAATATTTAGCCGCATTACAATCTGCTTTCTTAAATGAAAGTGCGACATTATTCCGTCGCAAATATTATCTTAATGGCGCGCATGCGGGTTCGATTATTTATATGACTGACCCAACACAAAACAAAGACGACATTGAAGCAATCAAAACACAAATCCGACAAACAAAAGGCACTGGCAACTTTAAGAATTTGTTTGTGTATATTCCAGGCGGCAAGAAAGACGGGATGCAAGTCATTCCATTATCTGACGCAGTGGCGAAAGATGACTTCTTAAATATTAAAAATGCAAGCCGTGATGATGTATTGGCGGCCCATCGTGTACCACCGCAATTAATGGGGATTGTGCCTAATAACACTGGCGGTTTTGGTGACGTTGAGAAAGCAACACGAGTATTTTTTATCAATGAGATTATCCCATTGCAAGAACGCTTGAAAGAGATTAACAGTTGGGTAGGGGAAGATGTGATCACGTTTACCGAATACAAATTGCTACAATAGATCCTTTCAAAATAAACAGCCCGCAGAAATGCGGGTTTTTTATTGCGCAAGAACTGTTTTTGTCTTGTATAGTATTAATATCTCCCGATTTTATTATATCAAATCAATCAATAAAACAAACTTTAAAGCCCTGTTTTAACCCGATTTTTCGCCCAAATGCACGCACGAAAAATCGCAGTCAAACCCTCGCCACGCCTGCGCAGTAAATGTGTGTGTTTCAACGCAAATTTAGATTCTTTACAAAGCCTTTTCAGATCTACCGCCTTTCAGATCCTTTTAATCAGATCCTTTAACGCAAAATAACGCAGAAAAATGCAAATTTTGATGCTATAATCTTTCCCAAAATTAGGCTAAATAACGTCTGAATTGGCGTCCTGTTTTTTTATTGTAGTAAGCGTGGTAGTAAGCTGATTTTATCTTTGAAATATATCTTTTAAAAACAAAGTGATATTTATCTAGATCAGTTTCCGCCAGCTCCACCACAAAACAAGATCTAAAAAGATCACAAACGGTCAAATTTATTGAAAAATCAATACTTTGACCGTTTTTATTTAGTGTCTTAATACTGCTTAAAAGATCAGTTAATTTCACAAACGATCGCATTTTTTAGTAGTAAAAATGGAAGTAAGAACTTACAATGCGCAAAATCTTACTACCATTTACAGAATTTTGTGATTATGGCAAAAATCATCAAACAGCTTACTATTGCACAAGTGAACAACGCCAAAGCGGCGGAAAAGATCTATTATTTATTCGATGGGGAAGGGCTGAAACTTGTCGTCAAGCCCAACGGTGTGAAAACGTGGGTGTTTAATTACAAACGCCCTTACACATTAAAACGCACCGAAAAAACCATCGGCACTTATCCCACTGTATCGTTAAAAGATGCACGTCAAAAAGCGCAAGAATTCCGCCAACTCTTAGCCAATAAGATTGACCCGCACGAATTTGAGCAAAAACAAGCCATAGATGCACTAAAAGAACAACAAAGCACATTCGCCAATGTTGCGAATGAATGGTTGCTCTATCGTGCGAAAATCGGCAAAGAACAAGGCAATTACACAGAGAGAACGAAAATTGACACAGAACGACGTGTCAATGCTGCCATTGATTTAATTGGTGACGTGCCTTTCAAAGAATTGACCTTAAAACACGGCTTATCCGTGCTTGAACCTTATCGCCAATCAGGTGCAACGGCTGAATTGAAAAAGCGTTACTTGGTTTTAAAGTCAATCGCAGAATATGCCGAACGTTTTGAATATTGGGAAAACAACAAATGGAAATATCTTGGCGATGATCTCCCTGCAGTGAATAAAAACAAACATCACCCATCTATTCATTACAAAGCGTTACCGGAATTTATGATCAGCCTTGCACGGGCCAACATATCCCAAACGGTGCGACTTGCGATTTTATGGGGATTGCTCAACGCCACAAGGGCAAGCGAAACCGTCAGTGCGAAATATTCTGACATCATCGAACACGAGAATTTACCGAATGGCAAAGTGTGGCAAGTAGTCATTTCAAAAGGCGGGAAAGGGGAGCGACTTCACCTTGTGCCATTAAGCAAACAGGCAGAAACCTTGCTTTCATATATCAAGCAACATACAAATAAGGAATATTTGTTCCCGTCCACTTTATCAAAGGCAAGAAATGAAAAGCATATCAACAGCCAAACGCCGAATGAAGTGATCAAAACAATGGACGGCGGCAAATACAAAGGCACCATGACAAATCATGGCATTCGGTCAATATTCAGCAGTTATTGCAATGATAATCGCCTAGAACTCGGCTTAGATAAAGAAGTCATCGAAATTTGCCTAAGCCATTTGAATTCCGATGAAATACGAAACGCCTATAATCGTGCGGAATATCTTCCTTACAGATTAAAGACGTTTCAAGAATGGGCCAACTATGTTGAAAAATGTGCGAATGGTTTATTCAAAGAAATTATTGCCGACAAGTCTTAATGTATTCGTTCAAGTCGCTTTCCGCAATCTTGCGGGAGCGACCGAATTTATAAGACTTTAACTTGCCACTAGAAATCCAACGTTTCACGGTCGCTTCTGAACAAATGCCAGTCTGCACGATCTCTTTTATTGAAAAATAACGTTCCATTATAAATCACCTTCTTTCACAAACACGCCGTCAATCATACGCCCTTTGCGGTCTTTGATTTCATCCCATGCCGCTTGCGCACAATCGTGTATATTTAAATCAAAATGATCTGTAACTTCTAACAGTTGAACAAAGCATGTCATAAAAAAAACACTAATATTTGCATGACTGCTTAACTCATGGCTTAAAAGATGCAACGCATACAATGAATTAATTAAATGATCTTCAATATCAACTTTATTGTTGCCGTATGGTTCAACAAATGCAGCAACTTCATCCGCTGAAAGCATTTCATCTTTCTTGCGTTGTGCAGCCAAAATCACCATCACCACAAAGCAATCACCAATGCTATCTTTCACCACATCAATTTTATTTTTAGATACACCACTGCATAGCTCCCCGAATTCTTCCATCAATTTAATGAATTGTTTTTTCGGTGTAGAACCCTCAATCAAATTGCGAGCTTCTGCCCAATTTTCGATATTTTTAATAAGTTGTGTTAAATCTGACATGTTATTTTCTCCTTAATCCTGCGGAATATCATTAATTCTGAACCATTCGCCACCGTCGCTTTTGCGTTCTGTAACCCCGATATTTCTTTGCCACAAAGAACCATCGTTACACAAAGCAATCATTGATTCCAGATAACCTTCATTGGACAAAGTATTTGACATAGCAATTTGCACAATTTTTCTTACTGGCGAATTTACGCCATTAGATATCCGTTCCACTGACGGTTTTACTTTTATTGTTTTTTTCACTTTTTCCATAATTCACCTACATTTTCCCCAATCTTTCCCAAAATCCAGTCACTTTCTGACTAAATTTTTTCACAGAAAAGAGCGGGATTTTTTCTTCTTTGATGAAAACGTTGTCGTTTTCATAACAAATCCACTGAAAGTCATTAATCCGTAACCGTTTATGTTTGATTAATAGATCAATTTGTGAACGATTAATCATAAAACCGACAGGTAAAAGTGCATTTTTTACCTTTTGTTCAATTTCTGAACGGTTACAGTTACTGACACAAGTCCAAGCGTCGCTACGCTCCTTGTTTGTTTCGGTGGTCTCCGCATTGGCATCAGCTGCAACATCAGCCACTGTGCCTTTTTTGATAACCCAATTTTTTAATTTGGTTCTTACGCTTGCTAAACTGAAACGGTTTTTCACCCCCACAATTTTCTTTCTTGTTTCGCCGTATTGGTTCGGCTCGCTTTCTTCATACTCCACGCACAAAGGCTGATCTTCACGTTTAGCCATTGCGCCCCCTTGCAACTCTAAATAGCTTGCAAAACAAGACACATCACAAACCGCTTGAGCGTCTGCAATGGTCTTATCATCGACATCATCTAACTGCCACTTCTCTAATTTGCGTAATTCACGCCACACAGAAATTGGCGGATTGCCGTAAAACTGGAATTGACGAATGCCCCAAAGGTTCGCCCACGCACGCACACGTTGCACGTTTTCGTCAAGTTTCAAACCTTCCACTTCGTCCGATGTTTCGTCTTTTTGATTGCCCGCATAAATGTTTTTGGCAATGTATTTCGCGATATAAGAAACGGCAGAACCTTTTGCAGGGTCAATTTCATCTACTCTGCAGCGGTGTTTTTTCGCCCCGAATTCATCGCCATCTAACTCTAAAGCTTTTGATTTAAATAAACGGATCACTTCTTCTTTATCTTCCGCTTTCACATACACAAGCAAGTGCCAGTGTGGTGTGGCGTCATGGTGCGGTTCAACGCCACGCATACCAAAAAAGCCAATGCCACGTTTAGCAAACAATGCCCGCAACTGCGCCCAATTCTTGCTTAAATAAGCGTGTGTTGTGCGTGGGTCTGCACCTTTCCATTTCTTATTATTTGTTCCGTTGTTATGGGTTGCGTGGAAAGATGATGGGGCGGTCATGGTTAAGAACAATGACACATAGCCTTTTTCTGTTGCCCATTCGTCCACGCCACGCAAGCGGTTCATCATTTCGTTGAAACGGATGGCAGGATTACCGGAAGATTTTTGCCACATTGCCATCAATTCCACCTGTTCGGATGGATCGTCAATGTTTTCAATAATCATCTGTTTTAAATATTCCAAGTTGGCTTTTTGTTGATTGCGGTAATCGCTCAATGCACCTGTTGAAATGTAAGGGCTGACTTTTGCCGACACTTCACCGCAACCAATCGCTAAATGTTCGATAAGGCGTTTTTGCGTGTTGCGTAATGTGCGGAACCAGTATTTTTCACACACCACACGCAACAATTCGCCTTCTTGCTGTTGCACAGAAAGGCGTTTGCCTTCTTCTAGGCGGTGTTGGCTTTTAAGTGGAAAGCCAATGTTTTTGCAAACATCAGCACAAAGGCGGTGCAGTTCACTGCTTAAACGTGAAAAATCGACCGCACTTAATAGCCCAACGGCTTTTTGATTGGCGCAATCTTCCACGAAATCGCTTTGCAATCCGTTGAAGTGCAAGGCGAGTTTATAGGCGATTTCTTTTAATTGGCGTTCGCCTAATAGGTAGAAATGCAAGCCTTTACTATCCACAGGCTTTTGCATGGCCAAGTTGGCTGAATAGTGTTTGCGTTCAAGCAACCACGAAACAGAAATGCGATATTGCTCAAAAACGGCTTCCAAACGATTTGTCAAAACATCACGCAAGGTTGTGTTGGCAATGCGGGCTTGTTTATTGCCTAAGCTAAAACTAATTGACCCATCATCTTTCACACTGCGATAAGCACGCAACCACACATTACGGAAGTGTTCACGTTGGCGTTTGCGTGGTAAATCTGAAAGCAGTTTTTCAACATAATCAAAATGATTAGGCGCAACCGCAAACAGCTCAATTTGTGCGGCAGTTGCTTGCGGCAAGTCTAAAGTGCGGTGAGTTTTAGCCGCACTTTCCATTCTTGCCAAACGAGCTTCTTCCATCGCTGAATCACGTTTAGCGATGTTATTGTCTCGTTGTTGCTCCCAGTTCATCATTTTATTTCTATGCTCTTTGTAAGTTGGCTAAATATTCATTGTGCTGATCAAAGTAATCTTTAATGGCTTGATTGGTTGAGTTGATCGCACTTTCCATTTCAGTGAGTGAAAGCACTTCATATTGTGCCAAGGCAAAGTTGCGGACTTCATTCACTGCGCCAATGATGGTGTTGTGTAATCGCCCAATCACTCTTGCTTTTTGTTTTCGCCAACCGTCACTATCTGCGACAATCTCTAACACTTGAAAACGGTCGCCAATCTTGGTGATTTGTAATTCGGCTCCGCAATCTAAATTGATGTAAATATCGGTACTCATTTTGTTTTCTCCTTAGAAGTGTTTACTTATCCAACTTGCCAACCAACACAAGGCGGCATCTAATAAGGCGGCAGCCATAAAACATCCCAACATCACCACCGCCAATCCAATGAAAAAATCACTCACTGCCTTTCTCCAAAAAATCCTTGAAATCTAACTGTCTGCTTTTTCTTACCTTGATTGCGCCTGTATCAATGGCGGCTTTAAAACAACGATCTGCACGTGCAAAGCACCAATCTTCATCCTGTGTACTTGGTGCCAACTGATAGGCTTTGCGCCAAAATTGTGCGGCTTTTAAAAATTGCTCTGCACGTTCTGCTTCTGCTGCAGTTTCGCTTGCCGTTCTAAAGGCGATGAATTTTGTTCTCATGCTGTTTTTCTCCGTGGATTGGCTTGCCATTGCTCCCAATCTCTGTATTTTTGTAAAAAGATTTGGCGTGCTTTTGTCGCCAAGTCGCCGTTTTCAATAAATTCATTAAATGCTTGTCTTGCTTGCTCTTCATCGCCTTTGTCTAAGTGATAGATGTAAGCGAATAGTTTTTCCTGTGCCTTATCGAGTTTTTGATAATATTCCTTTGCGACAATGCTCAATGCGCCACGGCTTAAAATCACGGTTGCCATACTTCCCCCTAATTCAATGCTTTATCAATCAATGTGAATTCGCGTTCGGTAATGCCTTTCGGAAACATTCCCGAAATCAACCGCACTTTGCGAAACGCTTTGGCGATTTTGCGTTGTCCGTTTTCGGTGTAGTGGTGTAGTTTCTCGCCTGAAAATGTGGTGCTAACTAAATCATTGATGTCGAGTTCTGCCATCGCCAACAGGATTTCTCTTTCGCCTTGTGAAAGGTTGCTGAAAGCGTATTCCACGCGATAGCGACTTTTACCGATCACATGTCGGCAATCGCCCCAACTTTGCACAGGCTCAACCGCAATTTGATTTTCTTTGCAGAATTTTGCCGCCGCACTTTCTTTGCCTGAAACGTACATCACACGCCCCCTTGCTTATTTGCCTTGAACCCAACTTAACCAACGACCAAACATCCCTTGCTTGTTCCAACTGGCTTTTTCAAGCAGTGCCACACGGTCGGAAAGTGTTTCATTCAATATCACTTGTTGTTGGTTTAAGCTGATTTGATGTTGAAGATGACGTTTAATTGCTTGGTTCTGAATTTCCAATGCTTTCACACGTTTTTCTAACTGCCACACGTTCACACGGTCTTTGCGTGTTTTGCCGTTGTCGTAGGTGTAATCATTTTTTGCCATTTGCTTGGTCTCCCTGAATTTTGGTTGCAAAAATCCTGTCGCATGAATTTCTTCAAACGACGGTGTTTAAAAATCTTGATGGAAATTAAAGACTAGATGTCGATTTCTTGCTGACGCTCGTCAATCTGATTTAACGGCTTATTCGCACGTAATGCTTCTGGGCGGTCGTTATAGATTGGCGTTCTGACTCTTGTAATTTGGCTTTGCACTCTTAATTCTGTGCCGCAGTTGTTGCAGTAAGCCAACACGTCGATTGACAATAAACCGATCTTTTCGGAAGTTCGCACACGGATGTTGTTGCTTCCGCAATTTGCGCATTTATGATCTACGTTCACTATTCACCACCTTAACTGTTTCTAATCACTGCCCAATCCACATCGGGGCGTAAATCTTCGGCTCTTACTTTGCCTTCTGTTGCTTTGATAATGGCGGGAATATATTTCACATCCATACTCGCACCATTTATCCACCCATTTACAGTAGGCTGACTAACTCCACATACTCTTGCTAAGGCTGATTGATTGCCGCAAATTTCTGTAG